GTTGGCTGGGTTGTTGCCGCCACGAACCCAACAGCAGGGTTAGTAAGAATTCCGGCCAGCGGGTTTGCTGGTCCGTTGCTGTTAGGTGTTACCAGCGTTGCAGGTGTCGCTCCAAGAGTTGAATCGTGGCGGAGCAGCATGATAAGCGGAGCGGTGGATGCCGCCTGACCACCCATATAGATTTCATCAACCATATTCAGTTGGGTGGCGGAGCCACCTACAATCGCCATGTAAGTGCCGGTCGTGAGCGGGGAACCGTCGGCCGTCCCGGCACCGGGGGTGATCGTGCCGACAGCAAAGGAATAAATTGACATGACGGTATTACTTCCTTCTGTGTTTTAGCGTGTTAGCCGGCTGAAAATATCAAACAGCTTTTTCTGCAGCGGGACACAGGTGCCGGCAAGTTTCCTTCGCAGCGCGCAACCGTCGCATAGATAGGCGTCATGCTCCATGCACCATTCCCGCTCGCGCGTCCGGTTGGGATTGAGAATTATATCGCCGCCGCAGGCATGGCAGACGGTGATTGCCGACTCAAACACTTGTCCCGCGCCGACCGCCGGAACGTCCAAATGATTTTTTGCCACAAATTCCTGACTGATGCCCGGCGAGTTGCGGTGATCGATCAGCAGATAGGCTTCATTCGAGCGTTTTGTTCTCAATTTATGCCTGCGAAAGCGTGAACGACGATGCGGCAAACGACGCGGTGACGTTTGCGGCAATCGGTTGTTGTGTGACTTGGCGGAACTGGCCGCCGCCGACTGTCGTGGTATTGACGCCGACATTGAACGTGTTGGTCGATGAACCGGCCGAGGTCAGAATGCCGCCGCTCGCGGTCATGCCGGTCGGCAAGGTGCCGCCGAATTTTGCGGTAATGACGCAGGATGATCCGTTCGCCGGAACATCGGCGGCGGCATCGGTTGTCAGCACGCCAGGCGAGGCGAGCGAGCACGAGAACGGCACCCACTTGAAGTTGCCGAGATAATCCCACCAAAACATATTGCCCGACGTGACTGCATCGTAGACCGCCCACGCGATCACCGTGCCCCAGGACAGCGTCGCTTGCGGAAAGGTGATAACGGCGCCGTTGACGACCTGGGCCGGCGTGACTGACGGCTCGCTGCCGGAGCTCGCCGACGAGCCGGGGAACGCCGAGAATTGCAAGCTGTCGGTCGTGCCCTGTGAGGCAATTAAGGAGTTCGCGGTGAGAACGAGCGCGGTGCCGATATAGGTTTGCACGGTGCCAACTTGCGCCGGCGGCGCTTTTGTCAGATCCCACACGTTCATGCCCGGCACCACCCAACCGGGATTTGTGGTCATGGTGATGTTTGGCGTGGCCGCCGTAAACGAGGCGGTTGCGGCAACGGCGCCGGCAATCTGCTGGCGCGCATAGGCGCCGCCGGTTACCTCGGTGCCGCCGGTGCCGGCGTCGGATGTTGGTGCCACGGTGAACAGCGCCAGAAAGCGGTTGCCGATCACCGGCATGCCCGCCCGGCCCGTTGCGAAGTCGATATTCAATTGAGCGTAATAGTCCGCTAGACCAGCCATCTTGATCCTCTGTTATGCCGCATCGACAAAAGCCCTGGCGGCCTTGAGCCGCTTGGCGACCTCGGCGCGATCGGCCTCAAGCAGGCGAAGCTTGTCGACGAGCTCGCGCTCGTCCTTGGCGACTTTTTGCTCACGCGAATTGAGCTCGGCCGACTGCCGATTGTTGGCTTGGCCGTGCGCGACAATATCGGCCTGTAATTTGTTCTCGCCGGCGGTGAGTTTGGCGGCGCGCTCGGCGAGCGATTGCTCGCCTGCGGCGAGGCGTTGCCGTTCAAGTTCCTGCTCGGCGGCGACCGTCTGCAAACGCCGATCGCGCTTGCCGAGTTCGAGCTCGCGCGCGTTCTGGCTGTTCTTTGCCGCCTCGAGCTCGTCATGGGCGGTCTTGATGGCCGCGCGTTCCTTGGCGCTTTTTTTGGCGGCGTCGGGATCCGCGATGATGGCGAGAACGGCGTTGACGAAGGCTTCCGGTGTGAGCTCGGTCATGGTTTGCCTTACACGTTTCCGATCACGGCGACTTGCAGCGAGCCGCCTTCCGGCACGCCGCGATATTCGGTCTGTCCGGCGATGAAGCGAGCATTGCTTGCGGAGATCGATCCGGCCGGCCCGGCGCCGCCGTTGGCGTCGGTGCGGCCGAACAGGATCGAGGCAATAACGTCGACCTCGACGCGCACAAATCGGGTTTTAAGCTGAAACGCCGGCGACTGACCGGGGATGGCAACGCTGTAATCAGCGATCGGCGGCTCTTGCGGGATCATGCCGACCGCATTCGGCAGAAACGCCACGTTCGCATATTCGGTGACATGCAACGGCATTCCTCATTTCCTTGACCTGCCACCGCGCTTTCGGCCTTGCGTCTCGTCGTCGGCTTCGGGCTCGGGCTCGGGCTCCGCCGGCTCCGCTTCCTCCGCTGGCTGCGGCGCTGCCCCGCGGTTATACGCTTCGGTTTCTTCCTCGGTCCAAGGCCGGTCTTTCCATTCGCCGGGATGCAGATTGAGCGCATTCCGTCGATCGACGTCGTACATGAACGGACTTTCGCCGTGCAGTACGTGAAACAATCTGCCGCCCGCGGCTTTCTTAGGGTCTGCCATTTCCTAACTCAGCCGTAATACATTTCCCAAGGCGCCGCCCAGGCCGTCACGGTGATGTTCGGCGAAGTGCCGGCGAGCACCGCGTACAAGCGCAGATATTGGTAGGTGATATTGCCCTGGCCCAGGTTCCAAAACGGCTTGATGATGATCGAACCGGCGCGGCCGGGATCCGGTATGGCGATCGAGCCGCCAACGATGGTCGGCACCAGGCGCTGCGCGGTGGCTCCTGCGAAATCAAATTCCATAAGATCCTCGACGTTGCCGTTGCCGAAGGCGACGTCATTGGAGCCGAACACGTGAAACTGAAAACTCGGCGATGTGCCGCTCAGCGCGGTGATGTCGACGACGGCGAAGAAGCCGGTGCGGCCGGCGCCGATGTTAAGGTTGGTGTTGGTGTTGTTGAGGTAGCCGGTCGCGCCGAGAACCTGCGCCGCGCAAAACTGCAAGTTTGCATCGGCCGGGATAGCGGTCAGCGGCGCAACAGCCGGGAGGGTGGGTTGAAAAGTGGTGAGCGCCATAGTGCTTGCTCCTCTTTGTTTCCCTTGGCCGTTACGCGGTGATCGTCGCGGCGGTGATCGAGTCGAGCCGCGCGATCGAGCGCGGATGCTCGCGCGACACGCCCCAATCCCATTTGATGTGGGTCGACCAGAACGGCTGGCCGACAATGAGGCCCTCGTCGATCACCGACAGCGGCGTTTGCTCGATCGCGTAGAAGCCGCCATCGCGCAGCGACACGCAATAGATCGATCCGGTGACGGCGCCGCCGCCGCCAAAGGCAACCTCGGTCATGGGCAGCATGTCGGGGGTGTCGTCGGGCTCGTAGCCGAACAACAGCGTCAGATCCTTGTACTTGATGATGCGCCTTCCGAAATCGTCCTTGGCGTAGGAAACGGTTTGGTTGACCAGGGTGTTATTGCGCGCCGCGGCGTCGAAGAACGGCATCAGCGTGCGCGGCACGACAAAGTGGGTCGGCTTGTTCACGATCCAATAGAGTTGGTCGAGCAGGGCGAGCGACAGCGCGGCGCCGCCCGAGACTATGGAATTGTGGATCCAGTTGTAGTTGGTGTTGGTGCAGCGCACTTGCATGCCATCGGGGCCGGCCGGGTTCGACGAGCGATCACCCTTGATGAGTTGCTGAGAAAACATCTGGCCGAGCGCCGTCGACATCAGTTGTTCCTGGCGGGCGCGGTGCTCGATGCCGAGCCGATCGACAACGGCGCGATCGACTTGGATATATTCGTCGATGAAAAACGTATCCTCTTCGCGCAAGTTGAACACGCCGGAGGCGGCGGTGCCGGCGGCGTTGATCTGGCGGAAGCCGACTGTGGGCAGCGCCTGAATGTCGAGGAAGGCGCGCTTGCCCATGTGCGCCGGCAGCATCGGGATTGCCGCCATCAAATCCGACTCACGGACCATGTTCTCGACGAACACGCGGGTCGGGTCGTTCTCCGGCAACGTCTTGGCATATTCGCTAAGAAGGATCGGAGCAGTGATTTGGACGTTAATGGTAGGCATAGCTTAGAGCTCCCTCTTCACCTCCCGCCGCCGGCGGGTCCGCTGGGCCGCCGCTGTTGCATCTGTGCCATCTGATGCACGCGGCGCTGCACAAAATTCATATTCTCGTAGCCGGCAATTTTGCCGGCTTCTTCATCTGGCGTACGCCCGCTTTGCGAAAACTCGGCGCCGCCTTGTGAGGAGAATTGTTTGATGAGGTTTTCCATCGCCCGCACGATCGGTGCGGACGGGTATTGCTTGATGAAGTCGCCGACCTTCTTGCCGTCGTCGCCGGCCTTGGCGGTGAGCCAGGTGGCAACGGCGTCGACGCGCTGCGGGCCGGCGGCGCCGAGTTGCGCTAGATTTGTCTCGCGCGCCGCCGCCGCGTTGGTCTGCTCGGAAATCTTGGTCGCGGCGTAAACGCCGAGCATGTCGGAGAACGTGTCCTGATCGATGCCGCGGGCGAGCGCGATCTTGCGCGCCTGGGCGAGCTCCGGCGAATTTTTATCAAATTCAAACGTCACGCCGGCCGGCAGTTGGAAATTGCCCGGCAGCTTGGCCGCATAATCGGCTTCGGATTTTGGCAGCGTGTTTCGGCGGACGGATTGCTCGGCCTCGAATGCGGCCTGCCGATTGACGCGCTCGCCAAATTTATCGTTGGCCCGGCCGGCGGCGGCGTCCCATTCGGCTTCGAGCACGTAAGCCGGCCTATTACTCTGACTGGTCGACGGCGGCGGGGAGCTCGCGGACGCGGCGGGCGGCGCCGTGGAGGGCTGGGGCGAGCCGGACGGGTTCGGGGCGGGTGAAGACGACGGGTCGCTCATCGATATTTGCTTCGATCTGTTTGATGCCTGGCGCCAGCCAATCGCGTAGTTGCCGCATGAATAAGCGACGGCCGTGAATTTCTCGCAACGTACCGGACGCATCGAGGCCCGGCGGAAGCTCGTCGACCGCCAAAAGCGTCTTTTGCAAATGCAGATAAAACCTGCGGCCGTCCTCGGTACGGCCGATCCGCATCATCGCTTCCACGAGCAGATTGTGTTCTTCCTGCGCGCTCATGGCAGACCGGCGGCCTGTTGCGGATTGGCGGTCGGGCCGATGCGCGGGGAGAGCAATTGCTTGATCTGTTGCACGGCGGCGCCGACCTGTTGCTCGTCGCGGAATTTGAGCATTTCGACGCGCATTTTCTTTAAGAACTCCTGCATGGTTTTCTTGCCGTCGATGTAGGCCTTGAACTCCTCGGGGAAGGCCTGGCCGAGGATCTGGATCGCCCGCACCGCGGTCGCAATCTCTTGTTGCTCGGCGGCGCGCTGCGCCGGATTCAATGGCGCCAACGTGACGTTGTGGCCATCGACGCGGATCGGCCGGATGACACCGCGCTGTTCCAGCAAATACTTGTAGCGCAGGAAAATCTGCCGCACGCCCTCTTGCCAGAACACCAGGCCCGGCGTGCCGATGCGGCGCTGCGCGCGGGCGAGCTCGTCCATCCATTGCCCAAGTGTCGGCGGGGTGTCGCCGCGCTGCTCGGGATAGTCGACGTAAAACAGCTTGCGCAGCCGGCGGATCTTGTCGTCGACCGCATACATGGCATCGGTCGCCGGGTGCGGCGTGTAAATCGGCTTGATCGCGCTTTCCGAGCCGACCCGCACCGGATAACCCATGCCGGGTTCTAGCCCCTGCTCGATCGCGGCGAAGCTGTCGTCGGGGAAGGCGTAGGGCGGCGTCAGGTTCAATTCGATGTGCTGGATTTTCTGGCCTTCGAGCTCGTCGACCTGACGAAACTCCGGCAAGCCCTGCAACAGCGGGCCGAGCGCAAACGCCCAATCGGCGGTGGCATAGAACCGCATCGGAATGAGCGGGCACGAGCCTTCGCCGCGGAAGGTGGCGGAATGCACGACGCGGTTGCGCACCATCGTGACATGGCGCCACGCAATATCGCCTTCCTCGTCCCACAGCCGCCAGTACGCCCACCGCACCTCGGTGTACTTGTTTGGTGCGCCGCTAATGGCGCGCTCGATGTCGATCGGCAATGCGCAGCCGCGCAACAGCATTTTGACGTACCGCTGTTTGGTGTAGCGGATGATAAAACGATCATCGATCGTGCCATCCGGCCCGAGATTGATTTCGAGCTCGCGCAGCGGCACGGCTTGCGAATTGATCGCGTTCCAAGTCGGCCGCGGATCGTCAATGTTCATCGCACAAGTGCCGAGCGCCAGGTCGGGATAGGCCGCCTTGGCGAACTCGGCATAAAAGTTCGATGCCTTGATTGCCTCGAAGATGGTCTTGTCGTCGTCGCGGACCTGGCCCTCGATCTGGTCCCATTGCGCCTTGGTCAGGCCGGGCCCCTTCTCGCGCTGGCACCATTGCTCGGCTTGCGGCAGAAACGTGTTGGTTATCTCGGTGCAGAAATCGCCGACGATCTCGAAGCCGGCATTGGTCTGCAAAAATCCGTCGTCGTGAAACGGCACGGTCGGCGGTTGCGACTGCGAGTTGATGAGGCGCTTGCGCAGCGGCGCGGTGAAGAAATAGCCCTCGCGCATGTCGAGCTCGAACGGCTGTTTCTGCACCCGGCAGGCGGCGAGCCGATCGTTGGCCTCCTCGTCGAGCTCGTGCGCAACATAGTCCTCGCGTTGGGCGGCGTCGGCCATCACGCCATCCCCTTAGCGGCGCCGGACA